ATAAGAGAGTTTTCTGCTTATATTTGGGATTCAAAAGCGGCTTTGCGAGGAAAAGAACAACCTGTAAAGGAAAATGATCACGGGCAAGATGCATTAAGATATCATATCTACACCGTTGTTAAAAGAATTTAATTATTATCATAAAGTCGTTAAAATGTATGAAGCATAAAACAATTAAAAAAATGTATAAAATGCTCGATATCACGCTATTTGTATCCAAAACGATGTATAAATATTGAAAAGAGGTGTTGCCGCATGGCAAGCCGGAAGAAACCGCAGCGAAAGCCAGCGGCAGACAGTTTTACCAACCAGTTAGGACGTTTAGGTTTAGATCAACCTGGAATGATGGGCGCGACTGACTATAAATTAACCAGATTGACAAGAAATTACAATCTTCTCAATACGTTATATCGCAATTCATGGATAGCTAAAAAAGTGATAGATACTATCCCTGCCGATATGTGCAAGAATTGGATAAGTCTTACTGCTGATTTACGGCCAGATATTACTGATCGGTACAATAAGCTAGAAAAACGCACAAAAACAAAGGCAAAAATAAATGAAGGCTTATGCTGGGGTGCTCTTTACGGTGGGGCTGCCGGTATTATCATGATAGACGGAGATCAAGATGAACTGGATCAGCCACTATCTGTAGATGATGTTATGCCCAACAGTTATTGCGGACTACTTATTGTTGATAGATGGAGCGGTATTTATCCAGGAATTGAATTAATCACAGATATGAGAGATCCAGACTTTGGCTTGCCGGACTATTATGAAGTTAGAGACGTTACCCAAAATAACGCAACAGTAAAAATACATCATAGTCGAGTTCTTAGGTTTTGTGGTCGAATTCTTCCATATTGGGAAAACATGGCGGAAATAGGATGGGGTGCCAGTGAGTTAGAACATGTGTTTGACGAATTAGCAAAACGAGATAACACTTCATGGAATATTGCATCTTTAGTGTTTCAAGCAAACCTACTGGTTAATAAGGTTAAAGACTATGATCAGCTAATGGCTGCTACTGATCCAGATGTACAACGCGATTTTTATGCTGTTAAGTCTGCACAAAATCAAATGCGCAACAATAACGGCATGATGATTATAGGTGATGGCGACGAGGTTTCTTCTATGAACTACACCTTTGCAGGATTAAACGATATATACCAATCTCAAATGCTAGACATATCAGGAGCAAGTGGAATACCTGTTACAAAATTATTCGGCAGAAGTCCTGCAGGTATGAATGCGACAGGCGAAAGTGATATGCAGAATTACTATGATATGTTAGGACAAAAGCAAGAATCAGACCTAAGACCAATACTGGACAAATTATTGCCTATTATGTTTATGTCAGAATTTGGCAAAGTTCCCGATGATTTAGATTTTAGGTTTAACTCTGTTCAAACGCCAACAGAAGATAAATTGGCAGATATAATCGGCAAGAAAACCGATGCTATCGATAAACTGTATAACGACGGACTGTTAAACCAACAAATGGGACGAAAAGAATTACAGGAATTGTCCTATTCAACCAACATGTTCTCAAGTGTAACCGCTGAAACGATTGAATCGGCAGAGGGTGACATGCCACCGATTCCAGAGGAATCTCCGAAACCAGAATACCCACCACCAACAGAGGAATCACAAACAGTCAACGATAAAGGTGATGTGGATGATTCGTAAAATATGGAAACCACAACGAAGAATCGAAATTGATTACCAAAAGTTTTTATTTGTGCTATTTAGTAAATTTAGCACGGAAATACTTACAATGAAAAAACAAACATTGCTAATGGGCGTAGCTAAAAGGTTTATAAAGTCAAAATGGTTCAACGACTTTGCCGAAGGTGCCGTAATCGGAATGTTTACCAAGACAAAAAAAGACACTGCAAGACAATGGCGAGAAGCAGCTAAAGAAACATCTAAAGGAAGAAAGATATATGAAGCACTAAAGAAAGAAACCGATAAAGACAAAGTATATCAAGATCTGCTAAAACGAAATATGTTTTATATTAGCTCCGTACCTTTAGAGATGGCAGATAGGATGTCTAAATATGTTGCTAAAGCGCATATTGAAGGAAAGAGACCAGAACAAATAGCAAAGGAATTGCAAGAAATGGTTCCGGGAATGGCGCGAAGTAAAGCTAATTTAATTGCACGTACTGAATCAGCAAAAGCGGCGGCAGAGATTGTACAAGCAAGAGCGATAAAATTAGGCTTTCAATGGTATGTGTGGAAGACATCAGAAGATCAACGAGTACGTAAATCGCATCGCAATATGAATGGTATAATTGCTAAGTATAGTGATCCACCAAGTCCTGAAAAGTTATCAGGAGAAAAAGACCAAGGAAATTACAATCCTGGTAATTTTTATAATTGCAGATGTTTTGCATCACCTGTATTTGATATTGATGATATTAATTTCCCTCATCGTATCTACTACAATGGAAGTATACAAACGATGACCAAAGTACAATTTAAGGAGATAATGTGACATGGTTCAATATACGCAAATGATTGTCGTCGATTCTGATTTTATGTATACGCTATTAATAAAGCGAAACAATTCCCCAGAAAAAGGAAAACTATCGGGAATTGGTGGGCGTATTGAAGAGAACGAATCTCCCGAAGATTGTATGCATAGGGAATGGGAAGAGGAAGTTGGTTCACCGTTTCCTGATGATGCTATGATATACAAATTAATGAAGTTAAAATTATCAGAATGCGATAATCATATATTCGGCGTTATACTACCCAATGTTGATATTTATTTTACTCACAACGAACAAACAGATAACGAAGGATTTATTCGTTGGCATCATATAATTGGTGAAAAAATAATGGACATTAATAATAAAATCGTAGCGTGGAATGGATTGATACCATATTGTTTAACAATTTTAAAAGAAAATACCACGAATTGCAATAAAAGTGTACAGGATTCTGAATTTAATGAACAAGATCACAAAAGAGACAAAAATGGAAAATTTGCAGAAACTTCAGGAGTAAAAGAACCGAATAAAATAAAAAACAAAATGGGAGATAAAAAATCAATAGAAGCAAAATCTAAAAAACTACAGAATCTAAAAGAAAAAATGGCTAAACATATAAAAGACTATGGATATGCCGCTGAATTAATGTCTCTTAATTTAGAATTGGACGATAAAATCAAACTAAAAAAAACTACTGAAATGTCTCGTAAGGTGATGATTGATAGAAAAAATTTTAACAATCAAGAAATTGAACAACAGCAAGAGTTAAGGATTAAAATAAATCAGTTAGATAGTGAAATAAAAAAAGAAAAAGAAGAATTAAAGTATAACGATATGTCTGAAAGAGAAAAAGAAGCTTATAAGGGAAGAAAGCTAATGGCTAGTTCTTTTGACGAACATCGTGGTAAATCAATTAAATTAAAGAAAAAAGTTTGCAATGATATTGCCAAAAAATTAAGCAAAGACGCTAATTTTTTAAAGTATGCGGAAGGGGAGCCCCTTAGCAACGTTACGAAATCGCTTGTTAGTTCGTGGGCAACAACATCTGCAGATAACAACATACGAGCGTTGTCTTTGCAAAAAACATCTGAAGAAACGTTTGGTTTTAAATCTAAGCATAATCTTATGGAAGATAAGAGCAGTGATACCAATAAGCTAATTAGTGAAGATATGAAAAAAAATGGAGCTGCTTACAAATCATTTTTAAAGGCTCAATATGATAACACACAAAAATATTTCAAGGAAAAAGGAATAACTGAAATAGAAGTATATAGAGGAATGCAAAACATAGAAAATGATATTGGTAAAAAAAAGACTACATTAAGATTACAACCAATGAGTTCATTTTCTACCAGTTTTGATACCGCAAATATGTTTGCCAACGCAGGTGATGGTTTTGGAACGATATCAAAAGCAGTTATTCCTGTTGAAGATATTTTGTCTACTCCATTTACCGGGTTTGGCTGTTTACATGAAAATGAATTAGTGGTAATAGGTCGAGGAGATATAACGGCGACGTTAATTACAACAATAGCAGGAAAATTAAAGGAAATAACTGAAGAAAGTTTTTGAGGTGATATTGGTATGAATTGTATTTATGTAGACAAGGATCTAATTAATGCTGATTGGACGAAATCATGGGATTTTCCTTATAATACAGAAGAAGAATTAAAAAATAGTATGAGTTTAGCAGACTATAATCATTTTAAAACATTGCCTGTGTATAAAAACAGACCATGGGCAATCAAATAATATTCTATATAGGGGGTGCTGTGACATGAAATGTCCCAATTGCGAAATGGAAGTAGAACCAGTATACAAAGAATCAATACAGCTTAGTTGGATAGCAATAATTTTACTAACCGCTATATCATATGGATATTTTCTAATTGCTTATGTTCCATTTAGGGTAATATCTGTTTTCTTCACAGGTAGTCATCATTGCCCACTATGTAATTATAATTTTGGCAAAGCTACAAGATTTTTAAACAACCATACATGGGGAGATTAATAATTATGGGGTATGCCTAGGCATGTAACTTAAATCGGTAGGTGTAAAAACCCAAAGTGCCACAAAGGTGGAATAACGTCCCGTTTATAATAAAAGGAGGTAATTATGCCGCTAGTTAAAGGCAGTTCTAAAGAAACAATTTCGCACAATATAGAAGAAATGGTAAAAGCTGGACATCCCCAAAAACAATCCGTAGCTGCTGCTATGAAATCGGCAGATAAATCTTGGCATATAGATAAAGCGATAGATGCCTTTTATGCTCCGAAATTTAAATAGGGAGGAATTTATGCATAATATTGAAACAATGGAACCCCTTTCGGGGAGATTTGTTAATGAGGCTGGTGAACTTGTGAATTTAATTGATTTATTTACCGGATTAAGTGGTGCAGTAAAGCCCACTAATTATATTTACGTCGGAAAGAATGGTAACGATTCAACAGGAGATGGAAGTGCTAACCTTCCTTATTTAACCGTTCAGGCGGCAATTACGGTGGCTGCTTCCGGAACCACTATATTTATTTGGCCTGGTTCTTATTCCGAGAGTTTAACGCTTAAAGCTGGTGTTAATCTTACAAGCCCTGTAAAATTCGGCGTTACTATAACCGGAAATCACACCGCCAACTTCACAGGAACAATTGTTTGCGATAACATTACTCTTACATCTACGACTGGTAGCACTATTGCGTTTAGTGGTACAGGTGTCCAAAATTTGCAATTTTTAGGTTGCAGCGTAAATGCTACTGCTGGTGATGCAATTAATTGGACGAATACCAATGCTACTTCTAAAATTTATTTTGAGGACGGTACTTGCAATGTTGCTACAAGTGGAGCATCGGCTAGATGTCTTTACTCTGCATCTACTGCAAAAGGTAGTATGATAGCCAATCGTGTTAGCTTTAGACTGGATAATCCAAACAATGTTTGCTTAGCACTTAATGGCGCGGTTAGTCTTACTCATACATCTGATCAGGTTTATGGGCAAATTACGTTAGCTGATACCTCTACTTATATAGGTTCTTTAGTGGCTTTAACAACGACAAGTATACCTGTTATAGTAACTAATTCTAGCGGCGTTTCCGTGCTTTCAAGTGTTACTATCACCACAACGGCAAGTCCTGCAATTACAGGAGCAGGCGGACTTGCGTTTGTTGCTATCGAATACTTATCTACAGGAGTAGGTGCGGCAACTACTATTAACGGTGGTTACGGTGCATCTCCTCTTACCATGGCTCCTATACGTATTAGAGCCTCTACATTATTACCTGCAGGTGCAGTATCGGCAGGAACATTTGAATTTGATGGAACACATTTATATTTTACGATTGGAACGACAAGAAGTGTAATTATTTAAAGGAGGATTAACAATGATTGATTTGAACGTAGGCGGAAGAGTTAACACAGAAGGCCAAGCCGCTACATATGGCGTATCGGGCGTAGCTAATACACCAGCGGCAACACCAACGGATATAGTAACACTATACGGATCAGCAACAAAAACCGTAAAAATTAAGCGTGTGACTGTGTCTGGGCAGGCAACGACGGCAGGAAGTATGCCGGTATCGTTAGTAAAAAGAACAGCAGTAAATACAACGGGAACATCAAGCGCACCAAGTATTGCTAAGTTTGACAGTACTGACGGCGCAGCTACAGCAACGCCATTATTGTATACTGCTAATCCATCTGCTTTAGGTGCTGGTGTTATGGTTGCGTCGCAAACTTTAAACATGGGCGTCGCAGGAGCGGCCGATACGGTCTATTTTGATTTTTCAAATAGAAACGACAAGGCTATATATTTACATGGCGTAGCAGAAGGATTAGCTATCAATTTAAACGGAGCTACGGTTCCCACAGCCGGCACATTTGGCTATACTGTAGAGTTCGAGGAGTTATAAAATGCTGTATTACGGGGATAAAATTTCCCCCCATATGGTTAAAACTCCCGAAGGATATTTGATTTGCAAGAATGTGCCACTTGGGCGAGTTGGTACGATGGATTATTTGGGTAGCGAATTGCCGGATGAATTTAAACTTCCATCAAACGAAATATTTAAAGTCTCTCGAAGTGCGAATAATTTGTTTTCAAAAGCGACAATCGCAAGCTTTGAAGGTAAGCCGGTTACAAATGACCACCCTACTAATAATTTAACCATTGATACCGCGGCAATGATAGGTAGAGGGCATGTACAGAACGTCCATTCTGATGGTAAGTATTTAGTGGGTGATTTATATATAACCGATAATGGTCTAATAAACCAGATTGAAAACAGTAATAAACGCGAAGTGTCTTGTGGCTATGAATCAACATACACGATAAATGATGATGGCACGATTGAACAGAATAATATCGTTGGCAATCATGTTGCAGTTGTCAATTCAGGACGAGCAGGACATTCTGTAGCGATTAAGGATTCGAAACCGATTATCGAAAAGAAAAAAGGAGATAAAAAAATGAAAAATATTTTAGATCACATTTTCGGTCTTGGCATTAAGAAATACTCGGAAGATGCAGAACCGGAAGAAATTGCAAAAGCGGCAAAGGCAATGGACGAAATGAAAGAACCTGTAAAGGAGTCTGTAAAAGATGAGGAACCAGCGGAAACACCAGCGGCGGCTCCAGATGCGACTGCAGAGTTAACTGCTAAAATTGATAAGCTTGCTACAATTATTCAGACACTTGTTGAATCCGACAAACAGGTTCACGAAGAAGCCGGCGCCAAAGAATCATTTGATGCACTTGAAAGTGAACTCGGAAAAAAGGAAGAAGAAGAAAAACTGTCTGACGAAGAAGAAGAATCACCTGAAACACAAGCCGCTGAAAAAGCAGAAGGTAAAGAAAAACACATATTCACCGACGACGCAGAAGAAATTGACGATCCAATTAAAAAAATCGTTAAAGATATGAGACCTAAAATAATGGCAATCAAAGACAAATCGACCCGCGATGAAATTGCCAAACAATTTGTTCAGTCGGTTCGCGATAGTTGTCCGATTGGTAGAAATCAATATAGTCAAATTATTAAAAACACAAACGCAAATAGAAAATCAGCACAGGATCATGCGACAGTGCAGGGAAATATAAGCAAGGCAGCGGAAGCCGCAAACAATTGGGCTAATTACGGTAAAACATTATCTAAGGAGGAAAAATAATATGCCAGTATCAGTAATCGGAAGAAATTTAAATCTTGGGTATGCCGGCAAAGTTTCCCGTACCCCGTACAATAAAATAAACGCTCGTATGGTTAAATCCATTCTTGATGGAAATAGTGCTGAAACGCAACCAATAATTCCTTTTGGCTCTGCTGTTGTGACCAACACGGACAATACGTATTCGAAATTCGGCGCATCTGGAAGCGGGGTATCCGCATCTACAATGGCAAATTTTGCAGGTATTGCAGTATCCGAAGTTAAACAAGGAATGACGTACGGTTATGGTGCTAATACTACGACTGGAAGTTATGAACCGGGCAGATCTTGTGATGTGTTGCAAATGGGTACGACTACAGTAATTATTCAGTCCGGTACACCTGTGGCAAACGGTCAACTTGGTATTACCACAGTCGCAGGGACGGTACTTGCTGTTGGTGATTTCACAGCAGAAACAGCCGGAACAGCAACAGACGGCGCAACTGTGATTGCGGTAACTGGCGCCAAATTCACAAGCGGCAAAATTGATTCCGCAACAGGGATTGCCGAAATAGTTCTGTTAACGCAATTAAACGCGTAAGGGGAGGAAAATATAAATGGGTAAAGTTAATAAATCTCAAGCTATGCAAGCTATGGACGCGCTTAAAGCACAGGGCGTTATTGTTCCCTCGCTAGGCTATAACGGTCAAGTCATGGATGCCACAGGGGGCATAGGAACTGGAATGGCGTTTTTGATCGGGGAACTTGAAAAGCAAGATCCTAGGTTACTAGAACCAATGACAAGTATTACCGCACCACGAGATATTGATATGGTTCCGGGCGGTGGATGGGTAGATATTACCTCTAATGCGTTCGTACATTATGCAACAACCGGGTCTGACGAAGATTCAATCGGTGCTGGTGAAACAAATAATATCCCAATATCGACAGCAAACATCAGCAAAGATGTTTTTAAGGTTCATACGTTTATGGAAAATCTTGCCGTTCCTATTTATGATGAATTAAAATTGCAACAGATTGGTAAATCATTATCTCAAATTCTGGATGATGGTTTGCGTTTAAATTTTAATAAATTGCTTGATCGGAACGTTTATGTTGGTATTTCCAAGACAGGAACATATGGTCTTGTTAACAATCCTCTTGTTACAGCAACAAACGTTGCATTAAATGAAGCAGGAACTTCCCGTTCTTGGGCACAAAAAACCACACGTGAAATTATGAATGATGTCAACATTGCACTCAATACGACGTGGGCGCAGAGTGAATATGACTTAGACGGTATGGCGGACCATGTTATAATTGACACTACAAACTTCTCATATATCGTGAATACTCCGGTTACCCTTGCAGGAACACAAAGTATTTTAGAATATCTGCTAAAAAACAACATTGCGACTGCACAGGGAAGAAGGTTAGAAATTTTTCCTTCAAGATGGTGCGGCGATACCTCGGGCATAACAAAGCCAGGTGTTGGAGGTACTAATCGTATGGTAGCATACGTAAAACGTCCAAATCGCGTAGCAATTGATCTTCCTGTTCCGCTTAGCCGAATTATGCAAGGACCTGATACAAACCAAGGTCGTTACGTAACATTGTATGCTGGTCAGTTTTCGCAGACTAAAATTCTTGCTCCGACAGCCATTAGCTATTTTGATGGAATTTAATTAATAATAAGGACGGCTTAATTGCCGTCCTGAAATTTTGGAGGGAAAATAAATGATTAGTGTATTATCAGATAGATGTTTAGCGTTTGACAGAAACGAAAAAGATGCTCATGGTGTATTGCAGAAAGTACATGTTGCGATTGGTTTTAATGAATTACCCGATTGGGTAGAAAAAACCGATTATTTTAAGGCCGCTAAAAAAGACGGGATAATTCACGTGGCTAGCCGTAATCATGACGAAGAAGCGGTAAAGATAATGGAAGAAAACAAAAAACTAAAAGAACGAATTAGAGAATTAGAAGAAAAGAAAGAAGTAGCCGAAGGACAAAAAGAAATTATAGAAACAATTAAGAAGAAAAAAAAGGAGTAAAAAATGGCGGCATACTACGGCAATACAAATGATGCGCAAAATCAAAGTATT